GTCGTCAAAGTAGAGCGGATAGAACCGTTCGTCATAGAGTCCGGCTTTAGCGATTGCTCCTTCTCCAAATACTAGGCAAGCCCATTCAGGGATAATGTCTACGAAGTTTAGAGCGTCCGGGTCTGCTTGTTCCGCGATTGTCTGTAATGCCCCGGGTTCAAACCAAGCGTCGTCGTTTACTAGAACCCAGTAAGACGCGTAAGGTGTCGATTTGATTATGAGATTCCAAGCACCTACAAGGCCGAGTCCGAAGGGAACTCGTATAAGCCATAGATTCTTTACCTCCCCCGGTTGCTTCGGTTCCCAAGTCTTTAGTCCAGAATTATCTACGATTACTAAGTTCTCGACCGGGTAATCTATCGAAGCTAGGAATCTATCTGCCTTGTCGAACTGACTGTAAACGGCGAAGCCTAGAACTGGAATCATTAGGCGAATTTCTCCCGAAGAATCGGCAACCAATACTTAGTCCAAACTTTATCCACGTCGAAGTCTGAAGCGAAGTCGATTGCGGTTTGTGAACGGCCCTTGCCTAGCTTGTAAGCCTCTTCCAAAGCTCCGACTATTGAAGGCACGTTAGGAATCTGCCACCACGCGTCTTGTCCTGAGTCCCAAGAAGGCTGGCCCTCTACTAGAAAACAATCTTCGGAAAGAAGGTCTGGAGTAGCTGCCCAAGAAGAACCGATTACCCGGGTTCCGCAAGCTTGCGCTTCAACCGACGGGACTCCGAAGCCTTCTCCGTAAGACGTAGCAAGAAGAACGTCCATTCCCGTATAGTATCCGGCTAGAGTTTCCTGCGGAATTCCATACCGATAACTAAACGGATTTGGAAAGGCAACGTCGTTTTTATCTACGCCCAAGCTTTGAAGAAGAGAAACTAGATTCCAACCAATACCTTTAGAAACTGGGTCGGTGTGAAGATAGAGCATAGCGTCCGGGTGTTTCTTCTGGAAGATTGAGAACGCGAGTAGATTTTCTGAGAACGCTTTGCGGTGGACTAGGCCCGAGCTTTTGTTAGCCGCAACACACCCCACAACAAAGCGGTCTTTAGTTCCCATATGTTCTTCTACCGACTGGCCGTTTATTTCATAAGTAGGTTTTAGAACTTTAGTATCTATTCCGTGCGGTGCGTATTTACACTCAATCCCTTTAGCTTCCATTTGTCTAACTCCGTGCGGAGCCATAGCAACGGGAGTTACCTTTTCTTTTTTTAGAAACTCTTCGACTCTAGGCGGTAGCGTTATGTGGTCGAGTGGAACCCAACTAAAAATGTCTATGTCGTTGAACGCTGGATTAGTAAGAACCCAAACGTCATAGAGCGTAATCATAGCGTTCGGTTGGTTTGGCTTAGAAGCTGAGAAAGTTTTGTGGTCTACCGGAGCTGAATCGTTCGAATACATATCGAAGCCCCGGGCGAAGTGTGGAATCTTTCCGTAAGGCGTTTCTAGTTCTCGCTTGATTCCCTCTAATCCGTAATTAGAAAGAGCAGCGACGTCAAAGCCGTGACGCTTCAATCTGTCTACTAGGTAGCGGGCTTGCTGCCCATAGCCCGTAGGTTGGTCGGGCGAATTGGAATAGAGCGTAACCGTTCCCTTGAACTGTTCACGGTTAGCAGGGTTCTTTGATTTGGTAGGAGTCATAGAAAAACATTATCACTTCAAAAAGACAAAAGGAAAGGCCGCCGAAACCCTACCGTCCGGCGACCTCTCCAGTCTGTTAGCTAATGCTTTTGGCTTAGCTTGCTCCACCCTTGAACTTAACAAAGTGGGAAGCGTGAGTCAATTTCGAGTCAACGCGAGCAGTAACTCTAAATGTAGTTACGTCCTCGTTGAATGCGTAATCGGCTGACTGAGCAACTTGGATTCCTCCGGCTAGACGTACCTTCAGGGAAGGCAAGTGACCTACGCCGATACTGAAGTTATTTACACCGACGTTACTCGTGGCCGGATTCTCATATACCGGATATCCGAGTAGCTGGTCTGGCTGACCCTGTGCGATGTTTCCGGCTGTCCAGATAAACGCTCCAGAACCGTCTTTGATTTTGCGAACTGCCGCAAGACCAGTCTTGTTCATCAACCAGCCGACTCCGGGGAGCAAACGGGCTTGACCATCCAAAGTGTACAGCAAATCGACCAAGTTTTCGTAGGTCGGTGCGCCTGAAACTCCGGTGCCACCTGTAACCGCTGAAGCTCCGGTTGTGAAGATACCAGTTGGCTCTACAGTTCCGGTTCCAGTTGTTAGTCCGGTGTTGATTCCGAAACCAATTGCGTTTCCAGCCTGCTCTGCGATTAGCGCAGAAATGTCCAGCGACGAGTCTACGAGCAGCTCATTCGCCACGGGAACGAGAAAGCTGTACTTGAACGCCGATAGCTGAATGTTTGAGAATGTTGGTTCGCTGTCTGAGATAGCTGAACCAGCGCTCTTGATTGTTGCGGTTGAATATCCGGTTAGAGTCGGGATTGTTAGAGTGTCTCCACCTGCGGTATTGATTACCTGAGAAACGGTAAGCATAGGGCCGGCAAGCCGGGCCACACTGAAAAGCTCATCGTAAAAACTCTTAGGTACCAAATTGTCGGAAGGAACAAGTGCTCTCTTCTCTGGTGCGAATGTGTGTGAACGCATTTCTCCGTTAGCGATTGCGCGTAGGATATCTGCGTCGCCACGAACTTCGTTAGAAGGAATGAAAGAGTTGCGAGCTGCGTCTACTGCGCGGGCTTCACGCTCTTCCATTTTCTTAGCGGTTTCGATAGCTGCGTCGCGCTGAGAAATTTCGTTCTCGATACGCTCGATTGTTGCTTGGTCATCTACGGTTAGTCCGCGCTTGTCCGCTTCGGCTGACTCGATTACTGTACGAGCCTGCTCGATTAGGTTGTTGCGGGCTTCAACCTGCGACTTTAGAAAGTCTGACATAGTTGTTACTCCTTGTTTGATTTATGATTATGGATTCCCGTCAAGCTAACTCGAACGGATACAACGGGGAGCTGACTCGACCCGCTGTTTATATTCTACCAATCCGGGTAAAGAGCAACCCCGCCGGAAAGGAATACGGCGGGGTTGCGTGTCGAGAGAAAGGGGGAAATCCTCGACGGCCCTTATCGGGTTTCTTTAGCCTCTGTGACGCGAACTTCTTTAGCTGGAGCTGCGTTGTCTAGCTCCCAGATTGCTTGCGCCCAAGCTTCTACATTATCAACAACTATTCCATATTCCGGATTACCTGAAGATTTTAGAATTGCTTCTTTGATTGCGTCTTTGCTTGCCATTTATAGCCTCTTCATTAGGAGTTCGAATTTCTTCTTCTTTAGTTCCAGCGCGGTTAGCTCTTCGGAGTTAGCTTCAGCTTCGGCTTCTTCTTGTGGAGTTAGTCGCTGGATTACCTTTGTTAGAAGCTCGGACTGCTCTAGAGATAAGTCCTTGCCGTCTTCAATTGCTAGCATAGCGTCTGCCAGTTGGTCTGCGTCTACCTCTGCGCGCTTGGCTACTCCGTCGAATGAACGAACGGCTGCGGTTCCCGCGGTGGAACTATATGCGGGGTAGGCAACAACACTTACTTCAAAAATTCTGACAGACTTTAGAGTTCTTTCTGTTCCATCGGCATTCCAAGAATCTCCGCCCGCTGGAACTGAGAATCCAAACGACATAGCGTTCACGTCGCCGCGTTGTACCAAAGTGCGAACGTCGCGTCCTAGATTTGTGTCTGGAAGAATTGCGGTAACGCGCAGTCCATAGTTATCTTCTTCTAGCTTTAGAGTTCCAGCCCGGGTAGAGCCAAGAACGCTTCCGGTGTCGTGGTTCCATAGAAGCTTGATATCGTTGCGGGCGCGAAGTGAACGCTTGAATGCTCCCGGTGCGATTCTTTCAATGAATGGGAGTGGTTCGCTAGGTGAGTTGAAGACTGCCGCGTATCCGGTGAACGTCATTCCGTCCCCACCTTCGACTGCTCTTAGCTCGAACTTAACTTCGTTAGTTCGCTTTTCTATCTTTGCCATTTGCTCGCTTTCTTGGCTAATGCTCGCGCGATTTTCTTCCTCTAGTCTAGCAACCACGCCTTGCGCATATTTCATAGCGCGGTTAGCTGAAGATTTGCTAGGGCCACTTCCCCAAAGAAGGTGAGCGACAACTCCAGCGGAAGGATAATTCGGTGAAGAAGGATTTGCGTCCGGAGAATCTAGGTCGCCTAAGTGTCTAGCAATCCACGCAGCGATACGAACCCACTTATCAGCCGTGACGTTTCCTTCTGCCATAGCGCGGGCTTCTCTAACGGTTCTATCTACAAGGCCAGCCCCGGCTAGACCTTGTGCGTAGTATTCAAGTCCACGCCTAGCGGCTGCTCTCATATAAGCCGGTGGCGTTAGATTTACTGCGCGATTTTCGTCTAGCTCTTGAATCTTTGTTAGAGTGCTGAATTTATGAGCAACTAAAGTATCGGTAGCTTCTAGTCCTTCTGCGCCCGGACGGTAAACACGAATCAAAGCGGCAGGGTCATCTTCGGTTCCAGTAATTGTAAAGTCGCTATTCGGAACGTTTATAGTTCCCTCACGTTCGATTCTTTCAATTACGCCACGCGCTCTTCCGCCAGAAGAATTCCAAGAAACCGAATCTCCAACTTCTAAAGCGTCGGGGTCTGCCCTATCTTCTTCATTAGGTTGCCAAGCGTTACAGTAGTTTCCACCGTCTACGAATGCGTCCCAACGCTCGCACCAAGCTTTATCGCCGTCGTCGTTTAGTCGGGCTTCGTTGAAGAAGAAGCAATTTCCGCAGGCTCTACCTTCTGGAACGTCTGGAGCTAGTGCTGGGCGATAGTTGTCTGGAAGGTTTTCTTCGCCTTCGTCTTCTAGTTCTTCTTCTTCTGCGTCTTCTACTTCCGCAGAAATTCTATCCGGCATTGGGATTCTCTGAAGCTTGAATACGTTCATAATCATTAGTCGTTCGGTCGAGTGATAGGTTTCGTCCTCTAATTCGTAAACTTCTAGCCCGGCTAGTTCGCCTTCTATGAGTACGACCTGAGCAAGAACGTTCGGGTTTCTAATATTCCAAGTTACCCAATCGCCAATCTTTAGTTCTCCGACGGCTGCGCGCTCTCCAACGAATTCGGTTTCTTCCGCTATGGATACTGCGATAGCTTGTTCAATCGCCGATTCTTTAGTGTCGTGGCAAGCAAGAACTTCCCCGGATTCTTTGATGACGCTCCAAGCTGGGCAGTCTGCGGATTTGTCGGTTATGTAATACGGCATTTCTAAATTATCCTCATCCAGCTAATTTCGTGATTGCCCGAGCGAGATATAGCAAAAAGATTAGTCAATGGAGGTAGCTCTAAAATGACGGTATAATTTGCGTGAAGATTAAACCCGGTTTCATCGGTGACTGTTTCGTTGCCAAGATAAACTGCGTTGCTTCCCGAATTATGTAAAACAATTTTGAAGTCGCTTGTCGAGGTTCCGTCAATTTGTATCCTCGTTGTGCCGACCGTAGTTTGACCTGTGCTAATAGGCATTACTCGACCTCGTAAACGCCTTGTGGATTAGCCGGGTCAATTTGGGCCACGCCTTGAAGCATTACCGAAGGAATTCCGGTGTGTGGAATAGCTGGAAGTCCTAGAGCTTCAAGAACCGCCTTCGGGTCATATCCAGCCGTTACTAGTCTTTGAGCCATAAGAACTTTCCTATCCTGAGTTGCGATTCGAGAATCTTCGATTGCTACGTTCGCTAGTGGAACTCGAACTTCGTTTGCTACGGTGTCGCTCATTGGAGTTAGGTCTTCGAATCTGCGGATATCGTTCACGGTGTAGTAGCCCGCCTGAAGTCCGATTGAGTAAGAGTTAGCTCGGGCCTGAGAATCTCCGCGAAGAAGTCCGTCTAGATTGAACTTTAGGAAAGCGTTCTCTCCGCCCGGCACTTCGGATAGAAGCGGACTGAATGCTACCTCTAGCTTGGTAACGATTGGGCGAAGAGTGTGCTGGACAAAGAAGATAGAGTCTTGTTCTACCGAAGCATAAGCGGTCGAACCTTGAACACCTAGCATATGGTTTGGAATGTTAAATGCTCGGGCTACGTCTTCGACTGATAAGCGACGTGAAGTTTCTAGCTGAGAGTTCTCAGGGTCTACTGCCGTTGGCTTCCATTCTGCGCCACCGGATAGAACTCCGGTCTTATGTGAACGCCTTAGTCCACGGTGGGCAGAGTCAAAATTACGTCGAAGATTTTCGGCCTGCTCGCTGTTAAGTGTTCCGGGAAAAGTTATGATTCCCTGCGGGGTTGCGCTGTTGCTAAAGAAGCGAGCTGCGTAAGATTCCAACGCCATAGACAAACCAAAGTTATCTTTGAGAGCTTCGACTCTAGCCATTCCACGAATCTCACCCGGGCGAACTAAGTCAGAAATAAAGATAACGTCTTCGGAGCTAAGAAGAGTTTTCTCTCCTTGAACTTCGAACATTACGCGACCGATACCGTTGCGTCTAATCTGTACCTTGTGCGGGTTTAGTGGAACTAGGTTTACGACTTGACCGCCTGAGCGGAAGACGCGAATAAAAGCGTTGCCGTCGATTAGAAGGGAAACGATTACGGACTGCCAGAATGCTGAAGGCTGTTGGTCTAGGTCTGGTTTAGAAACCCAAGCTGGCTTCGGACGGAACGGGCCACGTGCGCCGTTGCGTCGAATGTAAGCGTCTAGGGGAAGCGTAGAAATTGTGTCGGAGATAAGAGATACCGCAGACCAAATCGCCGTAATCTTGAACGCGGTTTCTGAGTTGATAACCGTTCCAGACTGATTCAGGTCGGTTAGGTCTTCGCCAGCTCCCCATAGGGTTTGAAAGCTTATTGCC